CTTCTAATACTATCTTAGAAGGTCCAACTAAGACTGACGGGACCATAGACGGTATTATAAATCCTATAACTTTTAATCCTTTGACAATTAAAACAGTGGGTACTAGATTATTGTTGTTAGGACCAATAGGTTATAAAGTTGAACGAAGTTTTAAAGCTACTACCAGTAGTAATAGAATTGACACTGATATTAACTTTACTATTGCTACTAGTGAGTTGGCTGATAGAGCAGGCGATGAACGTGTTACAACGTTTGAAGTATTTGTAAACGGATCGCCAGTAGCAGCAACAAAAGCAAATATAGACGATAAGTTTGTTATAAATCTAACCACAGCATACAGCATAGATGACACTGTATCGTATGTACTGAACTTAAACGAAAAAGGCCCAGAGGCTTGGAAAAATACAGATAATACAGATTTCTCAGCTGATGCAAATGATATAGTTGAATGGAGCGGATCCAAATGGATTACTATTTGGAACTCCAGTGACAATAATGAAACTACGTATGTTACTAATGTAACTACTGGTCAACAATTTTACTGGAATGGATTCTACTGGCAAAGTGCTGTTGATGGATACTATCCACGAGGCACTTGGACTATTATATTATAAAATAAGTATTTGTATGAACAAAATAATTTGTAGTGGTGCGTTATTCTATAGTCTTAAAACTAAGAGATTTTTATTTTTACATCGTACTAAAGGAAAAACAAAAAATCTTTGGGGATTGGTTGGCGGTACTAACGAAGGTATTGAAACACCGTGGGAAGGTCTGCAACGAGAAATAATAGAAGAAATAGGTGATCTTCCAAGTATTAGAAAAACAATACCATTAGAAACATTTATAAGTAGTGATAATCACTTTAGCTTTCATACATATCTTTGTGTAGTTGATTGTGAATTTATTCCAGAATTAAATAATGAACACAATGGATATGCTTGGGTAACATTTGGAAAGTGGCCGAAGCCGTTGCACAACGGATTGAGCAATACGTTAAGAAGCAAACCTAATCAAGTAAAACTAGATACAGTTATACGCTTGGTAGATATAATGTCTCAAACTGATTCTTAAGCCATTCAAAATCATTAATTTTTACCAACTCTTGTGCATTGTCTTTGTTGTCTTCGCCAAAAGCTCGCCCTGCTTTTGCTCCAGCTATTGCTGCTTTTCCAAAAGGCTTATCGTCACCTCGTGTACACCATGCATCTAATCTAAACTCAGTCTCGTCATCTTTTTGTCTAGCAATAGTACGACTAGCAAGTTTGCAACATTCTCTAAATCCGCTTCGCCATGCACTAAATGCATCAGTATTGAATGCTGTAGTATTACTCATTTTGTCTATACCCTTAAACTTGTCACTAATACTAGTAGTCATATCAGTTGTAGTTTCGTCGAGATTCCTTGTTAATCTTGTAGGTAATAGTTTAACACCACCGTAGCCGTACACTAGTCCGTTTACTGGATTGTAACTTCTCCACACATGAACAGTATCCTTACTGTCAATGTCATAGGCCGGAACATAATAACTGAAATCAAAATCATCTATAACCTCAGCATCGCCGTCAACAACCCAGAACATTTCTGTTTCAACTAGCTCTGCTGCACGTTTATGTGCTGCATGAATGCCTTTAATATCCATTACTCTCTTGGCTCTTGGATATTTTTCTTTTAGTTCGTTGTAGTTATCATCAGCGTTTGGTTCACCATTACTAATAAACACAATGTCATAAGGCTTGGGCATACTACCAACTTCGTCGTATTCCTTTTTGTTAACAAAGAATCTATAATCAATCTCTCTTTGACTAATGTTTAGTTGTTTACTAACTAATGCAATGCCGTCATAAAAATCACCATTTTTCCAAACATGATTTATTTTTCTTTCGTATTGATTATGATGACTGATATAAAAGTTCCAATCAAAATTATCATTAGGTAAAAACGAATCGTTTACAATCCAGAACATATCTGTATTGCAGTTTTCTTTTGCTTCTAAATAATCTTGATAATCATTTACAGTGTATGTCGGATATTGTTTTGGTGTACTTGCTACAGTTTCGTATTCTTTCTTTTTTATAAGAAAGCGATGTTCTATTTCTTTTTCACTTACTAATACATTTTTACTATATAATACAATACCATCGTAGTTGTCGCTATTTAAAAACACATGATTTATATTTCTATCAAATGTATTCTGATGACTAAAGTATAAACTAAAATCAAAATCTTTGTGTACATCAACATCAGTGGGCACACCCCAAAACATTTCGGTGTCAGAGTTGTATAATGCATTTGCATAATCATCATAGTTGTTTATTGTAAACTTTTTATACTTTTTTGGTTTACTTGCTACAATGTTATGTTCTTTTTTATTAACATAGAATCTATGATCAAACTCTTTTTCAGATATAAGATCTATGGTATTTAATAATGCAATGCCATCGTAATCAACACCATTTAAAAATACGTGATTAGTTGAACGATCAAATGAATCTTGATTATGGAAATAACTATCCCATTCAAAATCAATTAACGGCTCTACATCATTTGGTATTAACCACATCATATCACTACCGCAACTATGAAATGCACTTTTGTATTGTTCATAGTTTTCAACTATAAACTTTTCATAATCTTTCGGACCACTTGCTACAACATCGTGATCTATCTTTTGTTTTAGTTCTCTATGTTCTATTTCTTCTTTGCTTACCAATGCTTGTTTACTAAACAAGAATACACCATCGTATTTGTTTCCATTTAGCCAAGCGTGATTAGATTTTCTTTCACTACTATGATGACTAATATAATAATCAAACTTGAACTTTTCGTCAATAACAATATTATCAGAATATCCCCAAAACATATCAGTTGTTGAAAGTTCAGCAGCATATTCGTAATCTTGATAGTTGTTGATAACATATCTATCATATTGTCTTGGATTACTTGCTAATATTCTTACTTCTTTTTTGTTAACAAAAAATCTATGTTTGATTTCTTTATCAGTTAACTCGCATGACTTGGGACAAAGTACAATACCATCTAGTGTATCTATGTTGCCATTGCCAAACACATGAGGAATATTAAAACTCCATTCATCTGGCTTATAACTAAACTTAAAAGTATCCCTTACTTCGGTATCATCATATACTATCCAAAACATATCAGTAAACGTGTTTTGTTTAGCAGTGTTTATAGAATCCACTGCCTGTACATCAAATCCTCTTGATTCTAGATTTTTTAAAACAGTTTTATCTTTACCTATATAAAAAATATCAAACTTGTCTTTGCCTTTGTAAGGATCGTAATGTCCGCAAATATAAGCATGTTGGTTTACATTATATTCGCCTCTCTTAGTTGGAACTAATCTAACCCTATTCCAATCTTTGACTTTTCGACTATTTTCAAATACGTAAGGAAACGCATGTATGCGAATTTCTTCATCATCCTTTGGTTTGAAGAACCAAGGAAATGTACTGTATGTTTCAATATTGCTATCAACAACCCATACGTAATCGGAATCGTAATCTGATGTCCAAACTTGTTCTAAGTTTTCATAGTCGTCAGTTTTTACAACTGGATATTTTTTAAAAATATGATTCTTTAAAAAATCTTGTCCGTTGTGTACTGGTGTTCCAAATCTTTCAAATCTGTCGATTGCCTTCATAGCACGTTTGCCTTTGTTCCAAAATGTGCAAGTTTGATACTTGCGTCTATCCATACTTCATAACCATGATGCATTGCTTGATTACAAAAGTATATATCCTCTCCGCTGAAAGTGTCTAGTCGTTTATTATATTCGTGATTGAACCACGGCTTCGGCAAGTTATTATACACATTAGTATTGACCAACATACATCCCATGCCAACTGCCCATACCTTGTGCAATCCAAAACTAGCATCTAATCTACTATCAGCATTTTCACAATCAGTAAATGCCACTGTACGATATGGAGCATATCGTGTACTGTACTGTGCTGCAACAATATCTTTTTGATGTTCGTATAGTTTATCAAACACGTTTGCTGGAAAATGAATATCGCTGTCAAGCCATAAGATGTGCGTAGCATTATTTTCTAATGCTTCTTTTACTAGTGCAGTTCGACTTTCAACAATCACACTACCGCATACAATGTGTAAGTCAAAGTCAATATTTTGCTTGGTTAATCTATTTGTTAGATTACAAAGACTGCGTGTAAAACCTACATGAACTTCATCTCGAGATGGAACACAAATACTTAGTTTCATATTACAACATAGTTGATGGTATGGTTTCTTCGTTTAATTCTTTTTCAGCTGCTACAGTATGTTCGTTCCAGGTTCTTGCTGCGCTTGTTGCAATCTTAACAGCTTCTTTGAAATCTTCTGCTGGCAAACAAGACATAGCCAACATACTTTCGGGTTGTACTTTACCGAGTGTAAGTAGGTCTGCACCTGCTACTCTTCCTAGTTTTTGAATCCAATGTAGTCTATCATTGTTGTCATGAATATTCATTTCGTCGATTGCTGCAAAAACTTCTTCATGAAGATCTCCATCAAGGTTAAGTGCTGTTGCTGCTTCTTTTTTACGTTCTTTGGTATATTCTTGTGCAAGATCTACATTTAATACTTCGTATAATGTTTTCATTTTGTTTCCTTTTATGGTAATATTGGGAAATAGTAGCCGCCAAAACTAGAACTCATACTGATAACATTGCCTTGAGTAATGCCGATATATGTGCCTAGTGTACCAATAGCAATGGTACTACTACCCGCACTAAAATAGTTGCGGATTTGCGACATTGTTATAGTCGAGCCTGTTGCTGGTAATGCCATATTACTTCCTATTTCTCTTTATTAATATAACACATTATTTAAGCAGTGTCAAGTAAAGATAGCCACAATATGGCTATCCTTTGTATTATTTATCTAGTAGTTTTTGTACCATTGCACGTAGTTCGTCTATTTCTTTTTGTTGCTCTTTCATTGCTTCGATAAGAACCGGAGCAATACGCTCGTACTTAACAGTCAAATAATCTTCACCACTTCTGCTGTTGCCGTCGTCATCTAAGTCAAACGGCGCTGGAGCAACTGCTTCTGGTAGTACTGATTGAACGTTTTGTGCAAGTAAACCAACTTCACGTTTTTCAGTATCAACTTGTAGTCCCCACTTGTGACCTTCGTCTGTCCAGTTATAAAGTACGCCATTTAATGCTTTAACTTTGTCAAGTGCATTTGGAATGTTCTCTACGTTAGTTTTGA